CACCGGCAGCGCGGCAGGGCCTGCATCTATGTCCGGCTGACCCACAATTCAGATCTGTTCGCATCCGGCATTCCGAACATCACGGCCATCGTGAAGGGCAAGAAGGTCTACGATCCTCGGACCGCGACAACGGCTTGGAGCGCCAACGCGGCGCTCTGCCTGGCCGACTACCTAACCGACCCGATACGCGGCCTGGGCGTGGACTACGCGACGCGCATCGACGAAGCCGATCTGATCGCCGCCGCGAATGTGTGCGACGAGAACGTGACGCTGGCCGCCGGCGGCACCGAAGACCGCTACACCTGCAACGGCACGTTCGAGGCCTCGGAGCGCCCGCGCGACATCATCGCTTCCATGACCGGCGCAATGGCTGGCCGCGCGTCGTTTATCGGCGGCCGGTGGTCGATCTTCGCTGGCGCGTACACCGCGCCGAGCATCACCCTCACCGAAGCCGATTTGCGCGGCCCGATCCGCGTGTCCTCGCGGCTGTCGCGACGCGAGCTGGCGAACGGGGTCAAGGGCACGTTCGTGTCGCCCGACAACAAATGGCAGTCCAGCGACTTCCCGCCCGTAACCAGCTCGACCGGCTACACCGAGGACGGCGACGAGCGACTGTGGCGCGACATCGACTTGCCCTTCACGACCTCGGCCGCGACCGCGCAGCGCATCGCGCGCATCGAGCTTCGCAAGGCCCGGCAGCAGATCAGCGTGCAACTGCAGGCCAAGTTGACGGCCTATCGCCTCGTTCCAGGCGACACCGTCGCCATCACGAACACGCGCCTGGGCTGGACCGCGAAAGCCTTCGAGGTCACCGGCCTGCGCTTCGTGGCCGCCGACGACGGCAGCCTCGGCGTCGACCTGACGCTGCGCGAAACGGCCTCGACCGTCTACGACTGGACTGCCGCGACCGACGAGGTCGACGTCGATCCCGCGCCAGACACCGAGCTTCCGAACCCGTTCTCGATCTCAGCACCGGCCACGCTGACGCTTGCCTCGGGCGATGCCGAGATCCTTGAACTGTCCGAGGGCTCCGTCCTGTCGCGGATCAAGGCCACGTGGACCGCGCCGAGCGACGCCAGGATCGCCAACTACGAGTTGGCCTGGAAGAAGTCCACCGAGAGCACCTGGGACAGCGTCCTGTCGTCGTCCTCCGTCACCGTCGGCTACATCTCGCCGGTCGAGGACGGAACCGCATACGACGTGCGTGTCCGGTCGATCTCGGGGCTTGGCGTGGTCAGCGGATGGGTCACCGTCACCGGCCACGTCGTCGTCGGCAAGACCGCAACGCCGCCCCGCCCCGACACGTTCCAAGTCGCGCGCATCGCCGACGGCACGCGGCGGTTCACGTGGTCGCTGGCATCTGTGCCGGCGGACGTCCGCTCTGGCGGCGGCTACCGCATCCGCTACAAGGCATCGTCGACGACCGACTGGTCCAGCATGACCGCGCTTCACGACGGCCTGTTGATTTCGTCGCCATACGAGACGGCCGATCTTGCCTCGGGCACCTACTGGTTCGCGATCAAGACGGTCGACAGCAGCGGCAACGAAAGCACGTCCGCCACGTTCATCAACTCGGCCGTCCTTGGCGACCCGCCGCTGCGCGACGTTCTGGTTCAGCGGATCGAGCAGTCGCTCGCATGGCCCGGCGCGAAGACGTCGTGCTTCCTGGACACCGACAACGCGCTTCATGCGACGTCGTCGCAGAACTGGTCGAACCTCCCGTCCGCGTGGTCGAGCCTTCCCGCGACGTGGGACAACATTTTGACGAACAACAGCCCGATCCGCTACGAGACCGCCGTCATCGACCTCGGGGCCGACGTGACATTCACGCCGCTGGTCACCGCCGTGGCGAACGGCACGACGACCCTGGAAATGAAGACCGGCACGCAGGCCGACGGCACCGTGGTCGGCTCGTGGGTCTCGCTGGCGCTGGTCGAGGGCAAGCGCTACGTCCAGATCCGCGTGAGCGTGGCCGACACCACGCCGGTCCTGTCGGGCTTGACTACGATCATCTCGTCGTCCTCGTACACGGACACATACGAGGACGTGAACACCGCCACCGAAACGGCGTCGTGGTTCTCATCGGTCGCCGCCGGGCATTTCAAGATCGGGGCGCGCGGCCAGCTCGCGGCGATCTCGACGGCCCGTATCCTCGCGCTGCAGAACGTGGGGGCGGGTTGGTCGTGGGAACTTATCTCGAAGACCCAGACCGTCAACGGGGAGCCTGCCGCAGAGTTCAAGATTTACAACTCGTCAAATACTCTCGCAAATGCTACTGTTGACATCGAACTGAGAGGGCCGCAGGCGTCATGACCCTTCCCGCTTCCGCGACCAAGGTCTACCTCGACAGCGCCACCGACGATCCGAAACAAGCCCGGCCGGAACTGGCCGACCTCGTCGACAAGTTCAACGACCTGTTGACGCATCTCAACCTGTCGACCATCACCAGCAGCCCGGCGGCGATCCCGCTCTCGGTCTCAAATGGCGGCACCGGGGCGAGCACGGAGGCGGGCGCGCGCACGAACCTTGGCGTTGCCGACGCCACCGAGATGGCGCCCGGGCGCATCGAGATCGCGACGCAGACCGAAAGCAACAACGGCACCGACGACACGCGCGCCCTCACGCCCGCGAAGCTGGCGAACATCTCGCCCGCGTCGGTGACGTTCGCGGCCAGCGATCAGGTGTTGATCCTTGATGCGAGCGACAGCAACAAGCTGAAGCGCGCGACGGTGACGACGGGCAAGGTCATCCAGCAGGTCGCATCGTCGTCATCGGCCATCGTCTCCACGACGACGACGACGCCGCTGGACGATACGATCCCACAGAGCACAGAGGGTGGCGAGTTTCTCACGGTCACCATCACGCCGACGAACTCAAGCAACCTGCTGCTGATCGAGGTCTCGGCGTTCTTTTCGCACGGGTCCGGCGGGCATGTGATCGGCGCGATACATCAGGACGCCACGGCCAATGCACTAGCGGCCGTGTCGAACAACCACCCGTCGAATAACGACCACATTTTCGTGATGCGTCACCGCATGACCGCCGGCACGACCAGCGCCACGACGCTGAAATTCCGCGCGGGCTGCAACAATTCCGGCACCCTGCGGATGAACGCCGACAGCAGCGGCAATCGCCGCTTCGGCGGCGTCGCATCCAGCATCATGACCGTCACCGAGATCGCCCCATGAGCGAGATAGATCCGCGCGAATTCGGCCGCTTGGAAGCCGAGGTCAAGGCGCTGACGAAGAGCGTCGAGGCCATGTCCGCCGACTTGAAGGCCGTGCGCTCGGCGCTCGACGCAGCGGGCGGCGGCTGGCGGGTGCTGGTGGCGGTCGGGGCGATCTCCGGCTCTATATCTGCTCTCGCCATCAAGCTTCTCCCATTCCTACCTCTGAGGTGATCCATGCGTGCGCTCGTCGCCCTCCTGCTGGCGGCGACGCCAGCAATCGCCAACGCCTCCGTCTGCGCGCCGCTTGAGGATCTCGCCCGCGTCCTGAAGGACGACCACCAAGAAGTCCCGATCGCGATCGGCGACGCCCGCGGCGGACAGGTCATCGTGTTCTCGACGCGAGATGGTTCGTCATGGACGATCCTGCTGGTCGGCCAGTCCGGCCATGCCTGCGTCGCCGCCGATGGCGTCCGGTGGCGCCTGCCGGGTCGCGGTGCCTGATGCCGACGCCAAAGCTCAGCCGCGAAGAGGCGCTGCGGCGCATCGAGGCCATTGAGGCGGCCCTGCGCGCGGGCCACGCGCCGCCCGGCAGAACATCCGGTGCCGGGCGCCACGGCGCGCTCGCGGTGGCGTCCAACGCGCTGGGCCTGCCGGGAACATGGGGCAGCGAGAAGATCGGCCGCGTCGAGGCCGCTGCAGGCCGGTCGATCGACTGGTCGCTCTGGCCCGGCCGGGCGCCGGTGCAGCCGGTCGCGCCGCGGTTTGATCCGCCGGCGATCCCCGACGACGACATCCCGGTCGAGCAGCTGATCGACCAGCTGGCCGAGCGCTTCGGCAAGCGCGCGGAGAACGCGGCGGCGCGCAAATGGATGCGCTTCTCGCTGCACGACGACGGCCCGTATCTGTTGGCCTTCGTGGGCGATCCGCACCTCGACGACAACGGCTGCAACTGGCCGCTCCTGAAGCGCGACATCGAGCTGATGCGCCGCCCGCATGTCCACGGCGTCATGCTCGGCGACGTCACGAACAACTGGTCGGGCAAGCTCCAGCGGCTCTACGCGCATCAGGACGTGACGCGCGACCGCGCTTGGAAGCTGGCCGAGTGGTTCTGGCGCGCTGTTCCGTGGCTGCTGCTGATCAAGGGCAACCACGACATCTGGTCGCAATCGCACGGGCAAGGCGATCCGCTTGATTGGATGGCGCGCGGGTCTGCGGCGCTGGAGGACTGGCAGGCGCGCATCGAGGTCGCAGCCGGCGGCCACGTGCTGCGCGTTTGGGCCTCGCACGACTTCAAGGGCTCGTCGATCTACAACCCGCTACACGGCCCGATGCGAGCGCAGCGGTTCAGCGCAGGAGAGGCCGACATCCTGGCGGCGGGGCATCAACACCACTGGGAACTGTTCAGCGGCGAGGACGCCGACAAGACGTCCCGGCCGCATTGGCTGGTGCGCGCGCGTGGCTACAAGTTCCTCGACCCGCACGCAGACCGGCACCAGTACGCCTCGCAGCAGCACGGCGCGACCATCGCCGCGGTGGTCGATCCCGGCCGCGCAGGACCGGCGGCGGTGCAGTGCTACGCCGATCTGGCCGAGGCCTGCGAGATCCTCGCATTCAAGCGCCAGCGCTGGGAGGCCGACCGTGCCGCGCCGCCGAAACGCAAGCGATGACGAGGCGTGGGCCGACCGCCACGAGGGCGAATGCGCCGTCGGCCACATCTGCGAGCTGCGCGAAACCAACCCGCCCGGCAAGCCCTTCGAGCCCAGGCGCGGCCCGCTCGGGTTCTGCGTCGATCCTGCAGCCTACCGGCCGGTCAAGCGGCGACGTCGTGGTAAGGTGGTGGCCACATGACCTCGACATTCCCGCAGGCTGGAGAGACGCCGGTCCAGGCCCCGGCCACCACGGGCGGTATTCCCGGTTACTCGTCGCCGTCGCTGGCGATGATCTACCCATCGCACAACCCCGAGAAGCCGGTCGCCGTGGCGGTCCAGCGCGACGGGGTGCTGTCGATCGTCCAGATTGATCTCGCGCACGCCAGCGGCCTCCTGACGGCCCTGGCGTCGATCCTGCAACACCAGTTAGAGGCGGAGCGTCGCCGATGATCGACTGGAAGAAAATCGTCGGATCGGTCGCGCCTGTCCTCGCCACCGCACTCGGCGGGCCGCTTGCTGGCGTCGCCACGAAGGCCGTGGCGGCGGCCGTCCTTGGCAAGCCCGAGGCCAAGGAGTCCGACATCGCGGCGGCGCTGGCCGGCGCCACGCCGGAGCAGCTGGCCGCGCTCAAGAAGGCGGATCAGGACTTCGCGGTCCGAATGCGCGAACTCGACATCGATCTCGATCGCCTCGCATCCGAAGACCGCGACAGCGCCCGGCGTCGCGAGGTCGATGCGCGCGATAGCTGGACGCCGCGCCTGCTTGCGCTGCTCGTCACGGCCGGGTTTTTCAGCGTTCTCGGATGGATGCTTGTCCACGGCAAGCCGGTGGATGGCGGCGACGCGCTGCTGATCATGCTCGGCAGCCTCGGGACCGCATGGGCCAGCGTCGTGGCCTACTACTTCGGGTCCAGCGCCGGGTCGCAGCGCAAGACAGACCTCCTCGGGGTCGAGAAGCGATGACCCGCAGCCTGACCGCCCGCGACCGGCTGCGCCTCGTCGGCGTTCACGCAGACCTCGTCCGCGTCTTGGAGCGCGCAGCGCGCGATGGGGCGATCCCGTGGCGCATCACCGAGGGCGTCCGCAGCATGGACCGGCAGGCCGAGCTTGCGGCCTCCGGCGCGTCGAGGACCATGCGGAGCCGCCACCTAACTGGTCATGCCGTCGATCTCGCGGTCGAGGACGGCCGAGGTGGCGTGCGATGGGACCGCCCGGCGTATGAGGCGCTCGCCGTCGAGATCCTGGCGGCGGCGAAGGCGGAAAAGGTGCCGGTTGAATGGGGCGGGAACTTTAAGGGCTTCTTTGACGGGCCGCACTTCCAACTGCCCTGGTCGGCTTATCCCGCCTAGCGCAGCCGCTCGGCCAGCGCCAACGCCGCGTGCGACCGATCCACGGCCAGC